AACAACGCCTTCGGCGGCGACGGCATCCAATGGGCCATCTGGGGCGGCGAGTCTGGCTGCCACCTCATGGACGCGAAGATTCGCGATGTCCGCGGGATGGCGACACGCGACGAGCGTGGCAAGTGGGTGCCACGCATGGACCGCGCAGACTGGCCGCGAGCCCTGCGAGATACCTGCATCCGCGACGGTGTGGCGTTCTTTTTCAAGCAGTGGGGTGGAGTGAGGCCGACCAGCGCCGGGCACGATCTGGATGGAAGACGCTGGGAGCAGTTCCCAGACGTGCGCGCGCAGGCCGTGACCGGCCACCGCTTGCAGCAGACCAGCCTGGCGGTGTAGACTACGGGGAGTGTCTGACGACTCCCCTTTCCCCCCGAGCAAGCGCGGTAAGAACCCGCGCAGCCTGGGCAACCTGAGACCACGCCGCAAAGGAGATCCACCGCTCAACCCCACCGGCAGCAATGGACGCCAGCGCTCCGAGGTGATTGCCGCGTTTCTTGAAGAGAAGGACGACACGCCCATAGGCAAAGCGCTGATGGCGAAAGTCGGTTGTCCCGATGGGACGCGCATTCGCGGGCTGCTTTACCGAGAGTGGCTGGCAGGCATGGGCAAGAGCGACATGGCCCGCAAGACGCTGCTCGAACAGTACGGCGGGAAACCACGGGTGCAGATGGAGGTGTCCGGGCCGAACGGCGGTCCCATCAGCACCGATAACGTCTCAGCCATACTGTCACTCGAGGAGATGGCGGCGCGGTTTCTTCGGGCTACCCGCATCGCCCAGGAGGTGCTGGCGGCCGAGGCGGCTCCCCCGAAGGCCATCGACGCCATCGAGGTCGGGGCGCAGCCCGCAGCGCCGGCCGCTCCGCTGGCGCCCGGGCAGGTGCCGATCGAGGCGATTCCCGCACCCGTGCTGGCAAGCGTGCCGATGCCAGCGGTGCAACACCCGGCGCTCGTTCAGACTGGCGCGATCCCGCGCAAGTAAGCCTTAGCGCAGTCGGCTAACGCACCTCTCACCGTCTTTGCGACGCGGAAGCCCCGTCCTACTGCAAGTACGCTTTGCGTCCAGCCATTCGCGTCAAGAAGCTCTTGGATAAGCTGCCCTGGGGTTCTGTGTTCGCTTCCTGTATCCACATCCATCTGATACCACGCAGAAAAAGGACCTACAAGTGTAAATTGGCCTTTTTGTCAATTTGACCTATAATGCGTGACCGCTTTAGCTTGCGAGCGTACAAGGGAGGGGTCGTTGACTTCCTAGCTTTCTGCCCCTGTAGACCGGGGCCGTCACGTGACGGGGGCATTGTACCCCATGCCGCCCGCGGTGTACACTGCCACCAGTGCCCCAGCTAGCCTCCGCCGAACTCCGCGACCTCGAAACGGGCTACCGCAGTTCAGACGACACCCTGATGCGGCTGGCCCGGCGGTCCATGAAGGCGTTTTTCAGCTACGTGATGCGGGACGAGCAGACCGGCGCCCCCGTCGAGTTCGCGCCGATCCATGAAACCTGGCACCGACTCGCCGACCAGTATGACCGTCTCATGCTGTGGGCCGCCATGGAAAGTGGCAAGACACAAAGCCTGAGCGTGGCTCGTACGCTCTGGGAGCTGGGCCGCGACCCGACGTTGCGTTTCGCCATCATCAGCAACACGAGCGGCATGGCGGTCAAGATCGCGAACCAGATCGGGAAGTACATCACGCAGTCGGAGGAACTGCACCGGGTGTTCCCGCACCTGGAGCCGGACCCCACGATGCCGTGGAACTCCGAGCAGCTCACGGTCAAGCGGCCCACGCTGTCGAAAGACCCCTCGGTCAACACGCTCGGCATCGGCAGCAACACGCAGGGCGCCCGCATCGACCGCGCCGTCCTGGACGACGTGCTGAATCGCGAGAACACCCGGACCCAGTACATGCGGGACGAGTCGCAGGACTGGTATCTGAAGACCATCCCGGGCCGTATGACGGAGCGCGGGCGCATCCTCGGCGTCGGCAACGCCTGGAACCCGGACGACCTCTACCACCGGCTCGTCAAGAACCCGCGCTGGAAGGGCTACAAGTTCCCGATCTTGAAGGCCGACGGCACGAGCGCCTGGCCGACTGTCTGGCCGCTCGACCGCATCGAACGCCGCCGGCAAGAACTCGGGCCGATGGAATCCATGAGCCAGTTGATGTGCCAGCCCATCGACGACGCCATGTCGCGGTTCAAGCGCGAGTGGATCGAGACGTGCTTGCGGCGCGGCGAAGGCAAGGACGTCGTCTACGCGCTTCGCGGAATCCCGTTCGGCTGCAAGCTCTACTGCGGGGTCGACCTGGCGGTGGGCAGGAAAGAACACCACGACCGAACGGCGTTCTTCGTGCTGCTCATCCACCCCAACGGAGACCGGCAGGTGCTGTGGGTCGAGAGTGGCCGCATGCTCGCGACCGACATCATGGAGAAGGTCAAGGACCTGTCGCTGCGATTCGGCGGCATCTTCGTGATCGAGAACGTGGCATGTTTTCCACCTGACCAAGTGGTTCTCACGCAGACCGGATACCGGGAGATCGCAGGTGTACAAGTTGGGGATCTTGTGATGACCCACATGGGGCGGTGGCGCCCTGTTCTCGAAGTCACGCATCGTCCGTTTGTAGGAGATCTGACGGTTGTTGACGCCAGGGGTGCGCCATCGGTGAGGTGTACGCCGACTCACGCTTTCTGGGTTCGGAATTCTGGACGAGTGCTCGGACCGCGCGAGGGCAAGGACGTTGGAAAACATAGGCCGGTAGGTGCTCCGGGATGGCAATCGGCCACCTTGCTTCAAGGGGGCAAGAATGGCAACGCGCACTACGTCTGTACTCCGATCGCAAGGTGGCCGTTCCGCCAGGCGATGCTGAACCTGTGGAACAGGGGCAAGCGGAGGCGCCTTCGTGTCAACACGGACCTAGCTATTTTCCTCGGTCTATACGTGGCCGAAGGAAGCGCCAGCGATGCAGTCGATCAGGTCAATCTGACATTGAACGAGAACGAACAGCACATCGTCGACCACGCCAAGAAGGTGGCCAGCGGCGTCTTCCGCGCGAATTGCTATGAGACGTTTCGTCCGAAAGAACATTCGCGCCGGATCGCGATCAACTCCGTTGCGGCCCGCAAGCTGTGTGTGGTCATTGGCAAATCGTCGAAGAAGTGTTTGCCTTGGGGCTGGATGGGGTGGCCACTACGAACGCGTCTGGCCATCGTGCGCGGCTGGCTCATGGGGGATGGATGCCTGCGGCTGAGCCATGCAGGGACGAAGTGGCCAGTTGTTCTGTTGTCGGGCGAAACTATTTCAAGAGCCTGGGCAACTCAAGCAAGAATGAGCCTACTGGAAGCTGGCTACCATCCCACCCTATGCCGAGTATCACTGGGGCAACGGAAGGGCACTTCCATCAATGGGAGGGTGATAACCCGACGCCACGATAGTTGGCACATTGCGCTTAATGCCGAAGAAACCGAGAAGTTCCTGCGGTCGTGCACGACGGACGTTGAGCGGAGCCACTGGGGGGAGCGAATCAACCGTCTACCGAAGGCGCATGAGCCATTGACCGCATCGCGGACAACCATCGTGATTGAGGAAGGTTTCGCGTGGTCCAAGGTGCACAAGGTGGGCAACGAATCCTACGAGGGAGAAGTCTACAACCTTGTTGTCGGAGAAGATCACTCCTACGTAGCGGGAGACATGGCGGTGCACAACTGCCAGGACTACTTGGTGCAAATCCTCCAGGGCAGCACCGCGATCCCGATCGTCCCGTTCGCGACCGGCAAGAACAAGGCGGACCCCACGTTCGGTCTCGAAGCGATGGCGGCTGAGTTCGCGGCCGGCAAGTGGATAATCCCGAACCGCGGCGGCGTCTGCCACCCGGAAGTCCAGGAGTGGGTCAACGAAATGCTCGGTTACAACCCAGCGGCGCACTCGGGCGATAGATTGATGGCTGCGTGGTTCGCCAAGGAAGGCGAGCGTCTCAGCGTCCCGGTTGCGAAGCCATACTGCGGAACCGTTCGCCTCAAACTCAACCCCTTGTGATAGGATGCGCCCATGGCGTCAGGCATAACTCGCGATATTGGAGCCGCCGGGCAAGTCGCCGGCGCGGTAGCGGACCAGCAACTCGTCAACGAACGCATGAAGCGGTTGGGCTTGTCGCCGACGCAGGTGGAGTTGAACCGCCTCTACGCCTACTACCGAACCGCCCAGCACGACGCCTGCGCGGTCGGCTGGGACGGCGATCCCCACGTGGACGCGGTCTCACGCGAGGGCATCTGCAGTTCGCCACTTCTGCCGGCCGGCTACGAGGACGTAGGCAAGAATCTCAGCAATCTGCCGCTGAAGTACCGCCGACCCGCGGTGCCATGCCACCTGTGCCACGTAATCGTGAGCCGCTTCACCGAGTTGCTGTTCACGGAGTCGCAGTCGCCGGCGTGGAAGATGGCGGGCGATCCCGACAGCGAGTCGTGGGTCCAGGCCGTCACAAAGGACGGCGCCCTGTGGTCGACCATGACCCAGACGCGCGATCTGGGTGGCGCCATGGGGACCGGCATCCCGGGCTTCAAGATCATCGACAGCGTCGTGATGTTCGAGACCTTCGATCGGCGCTGGTGCTTCCCGACCTTCGATCCCGCGAAGCCTGGCCAGCTCTCGAAGCTGGAGATCCGCTACATGTACCCCAAGGAGGAGCGGAACCCCGAGACGGGCCAGTGGGAGGAGAAGAAGTATTGGTATCGGCGGACCATCGACACCGAGGCGGATGTCCTGTGGAAACCGCAGGACGTGGGCGACGGTTCGACGGAGCCCAAGTGGGACGACCCCACGACGGTCCAGCAGATGGTGAAGCACGGCTATGGCTTCGTGCCCATCGAGTGGATCCCGAATCTGCCGGTCAGCGACGACATCGACGGCGATCCGGACTGCCTGGGCTGCTACGACTACTTCGACCGCATCGGCGAACTGGACTCACAGTGCTACACGGGTGCGGCCCGCAACGCCGACCCGACACCCGTGCTGAGCAGTGACGGCATGTTCGAGCAGGTGAAGCTCGGCAGCGCCACGGCGGTCAAGACCGAGAAGGGCGGCAGCCTCGGGTACGCCGAGAGCACTGGCAGCAGCATCACGATCGCCTCCACGGAATCCGATCGTTTCCAGAAGAAGGCGCTGCAACTCGCCCGCTGCGTCCTGCCCGACGAAGAGGGCGCGGAGGTCCGAGGCGCCGTGACGGCCACAGAGATCAACAAGCGCACCGCCAGCATGCACGCCAAGGCGTCGCTGCTGCGCCAGCAGTACGGCCGCGGTGCCACGCTGCTGATGCAGAAGTTGCTGGAGGTGGCGCGCAAGATGGGCAAAGGTCAGCAGGCCGCCGAGCCCATCAAGACCACGACCGGCCAGGAGATTCCGGCCGGCACGCTGGTGCGCTCCGAGATCAAGCTGCCGCCAAAGGTCGACAAGGAAGGCCATGCGCAACCCGAGCGGTTGGGCGACGTCCAGGGCGTGACGCTCGAACTGGTGTGGCCGCCATTCTCGCAGCCGACCGCCAGCGACACCCTCACGAAGACGCAGGCGACCGTCCAGGCCCG